ACCGGCACGACCGAGGACCTGAGCGCCGAGGAACTCGTCGAGGCACAGGTCCAGTCGAAGCGCATCGAGGAATACAGCCGGACGTTCCCGCGCACCATCGACCTGCTCTATCCGGTCCAGGCGCCCGGCGAGACCATTGCGAGCGTCACCCTCCAGCTGCCGACTGGCATGGACCTGTGGCACGCGGGCGATCCGTTCAGCGAGGGGCCGGGCAAGCCGGCGAACCTCCGCGTGCTGATCACGCTCCTGTCGCGCCTGGCCGCGGTCCCGGAGTCGTCGATCAAACGTTTCTCCGTGCCGGACCTGAAGACGATTGAAGCGGCGCTGCTCCCCCTTTTTGCGCCATCGGCAGAGAAGCTGAAAGACATGCTGTCGATCTTGCGTACGTCTTCGGAGACTTCGGGGGAGTGATGGCCCTCCCGTTGACGATGCTGCCGCGGCTCGCCGCGCACGTGGCGCGCATCCGGCGCGCCGAAGCAGAGGCGTTCGAGCGCGCGCAGGAGCGGTAAGCGACGATGGCGACCGACGTCGTCTCCCGGGTCACCACCGTCATCGCGGTCGTCGACAAGGCGACCGCGCCCGTCACCGCGATTCAGCGGAAGCTCGCGAGCCTCGGCACCGTCGCGTCCAGCATCGGCCGCCAGTTCCGCGCGTTCTCCACGCAGAGCGGGCTCTCGAAGCTGCCCGGCCTGCTGCACTCCATCCACGACGAAGCGATCAAGGTGGGCAAGGAGTTCGTCCACATGATGCTGCCGATCCTCGGCCTCGGCGCCGGCGGCGCGACGGTGGCCGGGCTCTTCGACCTGGCGGAGGGCCTCAACCGCTTCGTCGAAGAAGGCTCGCGGTTGAACGTGGTGTCGACGCGCATCGGCACCACGGTCAGTACCCTGCAAGACCTGGAGTACGCCGCGTCGCTGGTGAAAGTGCCGACGGACGTGCTGGACACGAACCTCGGGCGCCTGAACCGGGTGCTCGCGCAGGTGGCCGCGGGCAAGAACAAGGAAGCGGTCAAGGTCTTCGGCTTCATCGGCCTCAACGCGCGCGACGCGAAGGGCCACGTGCGCAGCGCCGCGGACGTGATGCCGCAGCTGGCCGACGCGATCGCGCGCATTCACAACCCGGCGCAGCGCGCCCGCCTGGCGGTCGCGGCGTTCGGAAAGGGCGGACAAGCCCTGATTCCCATGCTCGCGCTGGGATCGCGCGGGCTCGCCCTGGCGCGCAAGGACATGGAGCAGCTCGGCCGGATGACGGCCGCGGAGACGCACGAAGCGCACGAGCTGGAGATATCGCAAATCCGCCTGCACCGCGCGTTCAGCCGCGTGCAGGAGATCATCGGCGCGGCGCTCGCGCCGTACACGAAGAAGGCCGTGGATGCGGTGCGCGAGTGGATCGTCGTCAATCGCCAGTGGCTCACGCAGCAGATCCACGTGTACGTGAACAAGGGCGCCGACGCGGTCGCGAAGCTCTGGCAGAACCTGCGCGCGGTCAACTGGACCGCGCAGCTGGAGAAGTGGAAAAAGTGGGGGCAGTACGCGCTCGATATCGTCGCCCGCCTCGGCGGCGTGAATCGCCTGCTCCTGATCTTCGGCGGCCTGCTCGTCGTGTCCGAGGTGCTCGAGTTCGGCGCGGCGCTCTTAACCGTCGCGACGGGGATCAAGGCGATCACGCTCGCGATGTACAAAAACCCGTGGATCGCCTTGACCTTCTTCCTGATCGAGGCTGCGACGATCGTCTACCTCTACTGGAACAAGATCGCGCACTGGGTCCGGTACTACTCGAAGGTGGTGCAGAAGGTCACCGACGTCACCTGGGGGGCGCTCTATCGCGCCATCGCGCAGCAGCTCGGGAACATCCGCGACGTCGTGACGCGCGTGCTCGACGACGTGGTGGATCGCTTCACGAACGCCTGGAGCCGGCTCCGCGAGCATCCGATGCTGCGCCTGCTCGGCATTCTCGCCAATCCGCTCGGCGGCTTGCAGGACCTCTTCGCCGGCACGCCGCCCGGCGCGGCGCCCGGCGCGCCCGGCCAGCCAGCGGCCGGCGCGCCCGCGGAGCCCTGGAAGGGGATTCCCTACGCGCGTCCGCCCGGCGGCACCGTCGACGTCAACCTGCACATCAACGGCGCGCCGGCCGGCTCGCGCGCGACGCAGCAGACGAAGGGCCGCGGGCTCCGCACCAGCCTGAACGTTGGCTACTCGATGCCCCACCTGGCGAGCGTGGGCTGATGGCAGACGATAGCCTCGTCGGCCAGGCCGTCGGTCTGATCAAAGGCGCGGTGTCGTGGCCGGTCGGCTTCTTTGACAGCGACCCGACGGGCACGCCGCCGCCGCAGACGTTCCCGGCGCCCTGGCGCCAGCGGCTCCAGCCGGCATCCTTCCGCGGCGTGCCGTTCGGGGTCGACGAGGCGAACGGCGAAGGCGGGCGGCGCTGGGTGCACTTCGAGTATCCGGGGCGCGACCTCCCGTTCTCCGAAGACCTCGGCCGCCAGGCGCGGCGCTACGCGATTCGCGGCTACACGCTGGGCGACGACTACATGGGCGCGCGGGATCGGCTGCTCGCGGCGCTCGAAGCGGGCGGCCCGGGCAAGCTGGTGCATCCGTACCTGGGCGAGCTGAACGTCTGCGTCGACGGCTACCGCACGCGCGAGGGCAGCGACGAGGGCGGCATCTGCCGCTTCGACCTGGCGTTCTCCGAATCGAGCGAGACCGCGGCGCCCATTCCCATCGAGGCGCCGGGGGCCGCGCTGGGCACCGCCGCGGATGGCCTGCTCGGCGCCGCGGGCGACTGGTTCGGCGGCATCTGGAAAGCGACGGGGCTGCAGGACTTCGTGTCGCTCTCCGCGATCAAAGACCTGGGCAGCCTGGTCGACGTGCTCGGGTGGATGGGCCTCCCGATGCCGGCCATGGGAGCGATCGGGACGCTGCTGCGCCTCCTGCCGTCGGACCTCTCGCCGGCGTCGATCATCAAGTTCATCGAACAGGGGACGTCGATCATCGCCGGCGCGAAGCCGGTGGCGCAGGCGATCACGCTGCTCGGCGTGCTCGGGCGGCTGCGCTTTCCGGTGACGGCGAACGCGCGCCAGTTCGTCGAGGGCCAGCAGCCCGGCCCGACACCGGTCCTGAGCCGCCGCCTGGCGGCGCTCGGCGTGCCGCGCGACGTCGCGCCGCCGGTGCCGCCCACGCCCGCGCGGGCGCAGGAAGCGGCGAACTCGGCGGCCCTGACGGCGCTCGTCAACCAGAACGCGCTGGCCGGCCTGATCGAGCCCATCCGCACGGTACCGCTCACGTCGTACGGCGACTTGGCGGCGCTCCGCCTGTGGGTGATGGACCTGTTCGACGACGTGGAGCTCGGCGCGTCGGCCGACGTCTGCCGGACGATGGCGGCGCTGCGCACGAGCATCAGCCGCGAACTGAGCCGCCGCGGCACGAATCTCCGCCCGCTCCGCACCTACACGACGAACGCGCCGCAGCCGGCGCCCGTGCTCGCGATGCGGCTCTATCAGGATCCGTCGCGCGGCGCGGAGCTGGTGGCGCGGACGCACGCGGTCCATCCCGGCTTCCTGCCCGTGTCGGGCGTCGTGGCGGCACTATGAGCCAGGCCGTTACGCAGCTGCCCGAGGTCGAGGTCAGCGCGTCGCGCCTCACCGATGCGACGGGCCTGGTGCTCCGCATCGAGGGCACCGACTACGGCGGCTGGACGTCCGTGCGCGTGCGGCGGAGCATCGAGGAAGCGTCGTCGCCGTGGGCGTGCGAGGTCTCGGAGCGGTGGCCCGGCCAGGACAAGCCGTGGCCGATCAGCCCCGGCCAGAAGTGCGAGGTCATTCTGGACGGCATGCTCGTCAACACGGGCTGGGTCGACGCCTACACCGTGGCGTTCGATGCGCGCTCGCACCGCGTCGAAGCGCGCGGCCGCTCGCTCACCGAGGACGCCGTCGACAGCTCCGTCGAGATCGACGCCGGGCAGTTGCAGGGCTTGACGTTCCAACAGATCGCGGAGCGCGTGATGAAGCCGCTCGGCATCAAAGTCGTCTACGATGCGCCGGCCGGCGAGAAGCTGCCCGACGTGCAGATCCAGCAAGGGGAGACTCGCCATGCGTTTCTCGAACGGCTGTCCCGCCTGCTCGGCGTTCTGGTCAGCGATGACGAGAGGGGAAATCTCGTCGTTACCCGGCCTGGCGCGCACGGCGCTTCGGGCAAGCTGGTCCAGGGGCAGAACATTCTCGCCGCCAGCGCCGAGTTCGACTGGAGCGACCGCGGCAGCTCGTACACCGTCAAAGCCCACAACAAGAACACCGACGACGCCGCCGACTGGGACCCTGACAGTGGGGACGGTGGTGATTCAGGCGAAGGCGGCGACGGCGGCGGCGGCGAGCCCGACACCCTCGTCGCCCCCAGCGCCACCGTCACCGATCCCGCGGTGAAGCGCAATCGCCCGGTCATCATCTACGGCGAACACGTGATGGACGCGGCGCAGGCGAAGCAGCGCGCGGAATACGAGAAGGCCCGGCGCATCGGCCGCTCGAAGCGCGCGCGCGTCACGGTGCAGGGCTGGACACAGCCGGACGGCACGCTCTGGCATGCCGGCGATACGGTGCCGATCGACGCCAAGTTCCTCGGCCTGAACGAGTCGCTGGTGATCGCCTCGGTGGAGTTCGTGAAGGACGACGGCGGCACGCGCACGGACCTCGAGCTGACGCTGCCGGGCGCGTTCCTGGCGACCGAGCAAGAGATCGACCGGGCCTCGAAGCCGGCGAGCGGCGACGCGAAGGACACGAAGCAGGCGTGGGACGAAGGCGCCGCGGGGAACGGCAGCGCGGGCGACGACGAGCCATGAGCCAGATCACCGACGACACGTACAGCCGCGCTGTCATGGGCGCCGGGCGCGGCCTGGTCGCGCTCACCGACGACCAGAAGAAGATGCAGCGGCACCAGGTGCGCGTGCTCTCGAACGAGACGATCGACGACATCGAGCACTTCCAGCCCTACGGGGTGACGAGCGTCCCGAAAGGCGGCGCCGAGACCATCGTCCTCTTCCTCGGCGGGAACCGCTCGCACCCGATCGCGATCGTGACCGACGACCGCCGCTACCGGCTCCGCAACCTCCAGCCGGGCGAGGTGGCGCTCTACACGGACGAGGGGACGTCGGTGGTGTTGAAGCGCGGGAAAGTCGTCGAGGTAACGTGCGACGAATACAAGCTCACCTGCAAGAAGCTGACGATCGACGCGAGCGAGTCGGTCAAGGTGACGTCGCCCTCGGTCGACGTGAACGAGAGCTGAGTGATGCCAGCAGTCCAACGGATGACGGACCAGAACGCCGGCGGCGGCATCATCCAGACCATCCCGCAGGCGTTCGTGCGGGTCGACGGCCTGGTGGTCGCCGTCGTCGGATCGAAAGGGAGCGCGCATCCGCCGTGCCCCGAGGTCAACGCGCATTGCGCGAACGTCTGGGCAACGGCGGGCGGCAGCAGCTCGGTGCGCATCGCCAACCAGGCGGTCATCCGCACGCAGGACGTCGACACCTGCGGGCATGCGCGCGTCGGCGGCTCCGGCTCGACGAAGGTCGGAGGCTGACGCATGCCCGACGTGCGCACCGCGTGGAACCCGGACACGGCGCCCTGGGCGGCCGATTGGATGATGGACCCGCCCGGCCTGGAGACCGACCATGATCTCCAGACCTCGGTGATTCTCTCGCTGTTCACGGACAACAGTGCGCGCGTCGACGACGTGCTCCCCGACATGAGCGACGACCGCCGCGGGTGGTGGGGCAACACCGGCCCGGTGGGCGACCAGGACGCGCCCCCGGAAGGGGCGATGGGCTCGCGCCTCTGGTTACTCGCGCGGGAGAAGGCGACCGATCAGACGCGGCAGCGCGCGTGCCAGTACGCCGCCGAGGCGCTCGCCTGGATGACCGCGGACGGCGTCGCGGCGCGCGTTGACATTCAAGCAATGTGGCTCGACGCGCAGGGCTTCCCGCCTGGCTACCTCGGGATGCGGATTCGGATCCTCCGCCAGGACGGGACGACCTACGACATGCGCTACGCATGGGCGTGGGACCAGCTCTTCCTGCCACTCGCGCCGCCGATCGCCCCGGCGCCGCCGCGGCACCACACGGTCTGGAACGTCGCGCGCTGGAACATCGACCCGTGGGAGGAAGGCCGATGACGGACGATAGACTCACGCGGAACGCGGCGCGCCGCGCGATCACGATCGGGCGCGTGCGGAGCGGGACGCCCGCATCCATTCTGCGGCCGGTGAAGAGCGGCGGCACGCGGGAGTACGTGACCGAGGTGGCGCTCGGGTACGACATCATTCACGACAGCGAGGTTGACGCGGACCTGGACACCGTGTTCGCGGCGCACAACGACCTGGTGACCGCGTTCAACAGCCTGCCCGGCGCGCCGCCGCCGGTGGTCATCGGGCCCTCGGCGCCGGCGTCGCCGGTGGTCGGCCAGCTCTGGTGGCGCACGACGGACGGCAACCTGTACGTCTATTACAACGACGGCGTGACGTCGCAGTTCGTGCCGGCGATGGCGAGTGTCGGGAAGCTGATCGGCGGCCAGTTCTACCTGCTTGCCGGCTCGCTCGGCGGCGTGCCGACGGCCGGCCTCTCGGTCGCGCTCTACGACGCGGCCATGGCGTTCACGCTGCCGGCCGGCCTGACCGGCAGCCAGGCGCTCGCGAAGGGCGCGGCGACGGCGCTGACCCTCTTCGACGTCCAGGTGAACGGCGCGTCGAAGGGGAAGATTCAGTGGGCGGCGGGCGCGACGGTGGCGACGTTCGTGTGGGCGACGAGTGTCGCAGTCGGCGTGGGCGATCGGATCGAGATCATCGCCGCGACGCCAGCCGACGCGACGCTCGCCGATCCGACCTGGACGCTCCGGGGGGCACTCTAATGTGGATCGTCGCGGACAGTTTCGACTACTACGGCTCGACCGCCGACGTGGCGCGCAGCGTGTGGGATTCGGTGACCAGTTTGCCGACCTTCACCACGGGGGCGAATACGCGTTTCGGGACGGGACAAGGAATTACGAATCTCAGCGGCGTGAGCTTGCAGAAAAATCTGTCGTCGAACGAGGCAACGATCTTCCTCACCCTGGCCTACTATCGTCCCGGTGCCCTCTCCGGGACGACGCCTGAGGTGTACGTCATTCTTCGCGACGGCGCCACGGCGCAGTGTACGATCGTGCTGGAATCCAGCGGCAACATCGTGCTGAAATCAGGGATTCAGACGGGGACAGTGCTCGCAACGTACACCGGCGCGTTTGCACAGGACGTCTGGACGCATTTTCAGATTCGGGTCGTGATCTCGAACACCGCCGGCTCGCTGACCGTGCGGAAGAACGGCCAGACGTCCGATAGCTTCGCGAGCCCGACGAACCTCAACACGCGCGGCGGTACGGCAAACAACTACGCGAACGTCATTGTGGTGACGGGGGGCGCGAACGCCCCGCGCGTCGACGATCTCCTCGTGTACTCAGGCAGCGCACCCGCGCCGAACGATTGGGTGGGCGACGTACGGGGGGTGTGCCAACTGGCGGCGTTCGATACCGCACAGAAAGACTTTGCTACCTCGCTCGCGGGCATCGTGACGTCGCCAACCTCGGGCGGCGCTGGCAACATCACCATGCCGGCGAACACGATCCTGCCCATTCAAATGGCGCTCCCGGCGCGGGCGAGTGTCGTGACGAAGGTGACGATCATCCTCCAGTCGGCGCTTACGGGGCAGATTCAAGCGGCCATCTACGCGAATGACGGACCGACGGCGCGTTCGACTGCGGGGCCGTGGGGGAACGCGAACGATCCCGGCACCCGCCTCGGCACGTCGGCGATCATCACGAACCCCGGCGCCGGGGTGCTCGACCTCCCGTTTACGCCCGGCGTTTATCTGCTTCCGACGTCGCAAGTGTGGGTCTGCTTGCTGGCAAGTGCCTCGTTCTCGACGACGACGAGCGCGTGGATTTACGGGCTGAACGATCACTTGGCCCTCGCGCAACCCTTCGCGAGTGGGTTCCCGGCATCGTGCCCCGCCTCGACCGAGACGGGCGGGAACACGGCCGGCTGCACGCATACGATGGGCATGAACGCCGCCGCCGTGGCGGAACCCCTCGCGAACGGCGACACCGACTTTGTGTATAGCTCGGTGGTCAACGCCGAGGATTTGTACACCGTGTCGCCGCTCGCCGTGACGCCCTTCGCCGTGCTCGCCGTGGTGTCGAAAGTCTACATGCGGAAATCCGACGCCGGCACCCGCCAGGCGCAGGTGCGCGTCAAATCCGCCTCGACCGAGGTCGCGGGCACCGACACCGCGATTAGCTCGACGTACACCTACGTCTCGCGGGTCGATGCCGTCGATCCGGCGACCGGGGTCGCGTGGACGCTCGCGGGTGTGAACGCGATGCAAGTCGGGCAAAGGGTGACGCTCTAAGCGCAATGCCAACACAGGTCTACACGTTCTTTGCGGGCGCCAACCCCGGTTCCTATAGCTACAACGGCACGGGCAATACCGTGCAAGGGCAAATCTGGATTCCCGGGTACAACGGCAACGTGAACGCGATTTCGTTTTACAAGGACTCCTCCGATACCGGGACCCACACCGCCTTTCTCTGGTCGGAAACCGGACCGACGTTGCTCGGGAGTCAAGCGTTTAGTGGCGAGACGTCGTCGGGGTGGCAAACCGTTACGTTAACGACACCCGTCGCCGTCACCGCGAACGCGCGATACCGGATCGGCATTTCTCACAACACCGGGACATGGGGGTATCGGGGGGGCGACTCGGCAAACGCGAACCTGCAACTCGGCACGATCATGAAATATGCCGGGGGGTGTTGGGTCAGCGGGTCGCAATCGGCGTATCCAAGCGGCACGAGCCCGAACGACTTTTATTTGATCGACGTCGCGTTCGAGGGGCCGGTGGTCATTCCCGACCTCCGGGCGAGTCAAGTCGTGCCCGAGGTGTGGGTTGCCGACACGCCGGTTGCTCGCGCGTCGCAAACCCTCGTCGAGGTGTGGGCGCAAAACCAGCCGCCGACGAGTGTCTACGCGTCACAGGACTTGACCGAGGTGTGGGCGACGAACACCGGGGCGCCGACGGCGGTCCGGGCGTCGCAAGCCCTCGCCGAGGTGTGGACAGGGACCACCCCGACGTGGCGCCGCCGCGCGGTCTCGTCGCAAGCACCGTGAAGGAGTCGACGACATGAGCGCCGCGCTCGTCTTTCCGCCGCCGCCGCTGACGATCGGCCAGGAGTACACCGCGCCGAACGGCATCATCTACACGTGGGACGGCCAGGCGTGGACGGCGGGCACCGGGCTCAGTGCGCTCTGGCAGGACAATGCGTCGAGCGGCCTCATGTCGCCGGTGCCGCCCGACCGTTCGCTGTCGCTCGCGAACGACTCGGCGGTCCACTTCGGCAATCCCTCGCAGCAGTGCCCGTGCATCGAGGCCGACGGCGATGACCTGACGCTCGAGGTGGCCGGCGCCTGCGAGGTCGAATGCGCCGGCAACGTCGTCGCCACGTTCGACAGCGAGGGGCTGACGGTACCGGGCAAGCTGGTGGCGCCGGGGATTCCGCCGACGCCGACCGCGAGCGACGTCGGCAGCGTGCTGTCGGTCGCGGACGGCCCGACGCTCGTCTATCTGCCGCCCACGGGCGGCGGGGCGCCTGGGCCGCCAGGGCCGCCAGGGCCGCAGGGGCCGCAAGGGCCAGCCGGGCCGCAGGGCGATCCGGGGCCGCAAGGGCAGCAAGGGGCGCAGGGTCAGCAAGGGCCGCCGGGGCCGCCAGGACAGCCAGGCCAGGACGGCTCGACGGGACCAACCGGGCCGCAAGGTGCGAAGGGCGACCAGGGGGCGCAGGGGCCGCAAGGGCCGCAGGGCGCGACGGGGCAACAAGGGCAACAAGGGCAGACCGGCCCGACCGGGCCGCAAGGTGCGACGGGTGCGACGGGGCCGCAAGGGCCGCCCGGCCCCAGCACGGGACCGGCCGGCGGATCGTTATCGGGCAGCTATCCGAATCCCGGCCTGGCGACCGACGCGGTGACGCTCGCGCAGCTCGCCGCGGGCGCGTCGACGGGTGCCGCGCAAGCACAGACCGTCACCGCACAGGGGACCGCCGTCGGGGCAACGGAGGCGACGCTCTACACGAAGGCGATCACGACGACGAACGGCGGCGGCCTGCTCCTGCTCGCGTGCGTGACCCTCCTGCTGGCCGACGTGCCCGCCACCGGAACCCATACCGTGACGCTGCGCCTCAAGCTGGACGGTACGACCGTCGCGACGTTCGCGCCGGGCGCCGTGACGGTCAACAAGGGCAACACGCTCGCGTGGAGTCCGACGCTGGTGCACTTCGCCGCAGGAGTCGCCGCCGGCGCGCACACGATCACGATCACCGGGCAGGACACGACCGGCACGACGACGAGTCTCGCGGGCATTTCGTTCCTCGCGCTGGAGATGGCGTAATCGATGCCGTTCACGCGCCCCACGCTCGCGGAGCTGCGCGACCGCATCCGCCAGGACTTCGGCGCGCGGCTCCCCGGCGCCGACGCGCTGCTCCGCCAGTCGAACCTGCGCGTCATCGCGGACGTGCTGGCGGAACTCTCCAACGCACAGTTCGACTACGAGACGTGGCTCGCGGGCCAACTGTTCCCCGACACGTGCGAGACCGTCTTCCTCGATCGCTGGGCGTCCATCTGGGGCGTCGACCGCGAGCCCGCGGCCTTCGCGGTCGGTACGCTGACGGTCACCGGCACGCCCGGCGCCGTCGTCCCCGAGAGCGCCACCTGGCAGCGGTCGGACAACGTGCTCTACGACGCCGACGCGGCGGCGACCATCGGCGCCGGTGGCACGGCCGCGGTGCCGGTGACGGCCTCCGTGGCCGGCGCGGCGGGAAATGCGGCGCCCAATACGCAGGTCCAGGCCGTGACGACGGCGACCGGCGTGCAGCGCGCCGCGATGGTCGCGGAGCCCGGCCTGGCGGGCGGCGCCGACGTCGAGACCGACGAGCACCTCCGCGCGCGCCTGCTGCTGCGGATTCAACTCCCGCCGCAGGGCGGCTCGGCCTCGGACTACGTCGAATGGGCGCTCGAGGTGCCGGGCGTGACGCGCGCGTGGGTCTATCCGCAGGAGTTCGGGGCCGGCACCGTTGTCGTCCGCTTCATGATGGACGACGTGCGCGCACCCGACGGCTTTCCGACGCCGGCCGACGTGGCAATCGTCCAGGCACATCTGGACCTCATGCGGCCGGTGACGGCGCAGGTCTACGTGCTGGCGCCGCTGCCGCTCCCAGTGAACGTCACGGTGCAGGATCTCTTTCCTCCTGATAGGCCGGACGTGCAGGCGGCCGCCAACGCCGAGCTCGTGGACACGTTCCGCCGCAACGCCATCCCGGGCGCGACCATCTACGTCTCGTGGCTCTGGGAAGCGGTTTCGGTCGCGGTCGGGGAGCGCCACCACCACATCATCGTGCCGCCGGGCGACGTCGTCTGTCCGATCGGCTACCTCGCGGTGCTCGGGACGGTGACCTATGTCCCTTGACGCAGGGTCCTCGGTCGTGGGCGCCGGGCCATTCGCGCCCGGGCCGGTGCCGCAGACGCCCGAAGCGGCGGCGCTCTGCGGGCTCTCGGCCGACGACTTCCACGAGCTGCTGCTCGACCTCCTGCCGCGCGGCCCGGCCTGGCCGCGGATCGCGGGCACGGTGCTCTGGAATTTCTGGTTCGTGCCGGCCGACGAGTACGCGCTGGTCCATGCGAGCGATTGCCACTTGCAGGCGGAGTCGTTCCCGTGCGGCGCCGTCGATCTCCTGCCCGAGTGGGAGGCGATGGTCGGCCTGCCCGACGTCTGCACGCAAGCGTACTGGCCGGTCCCCGTCGAGCAGCAGCAGCAGCTCGTGTGCGCGAAGCTCGCCGCGCGCGGCGGGCAGTCGCGCGCCTATTTCATCGCGCTGGCCGCGGCCTACGGCTTCACGGTGACGATCACGGAGCACCGGCCCTGGCGCCTCGGCCTCGATCAGCTCTGTCCGCCGCAGACCGCCGGGAACTCGATCCCGCAGATTGGCGCGTGCGAGTTCTGGTGGGAGGTGAACGTGCTCGCCGCCGGGCCGTTCGACCCGTCCGTCCTCGAGTGCGTGATCCGGCGCGCCGCGCCCGCGCACACCGTCGTCACGTTCAACTACCTGTACGCCGCGCGCGACGCCGCGCCGTCCCCGGAGGACCCGGCCGATGTTCACGCTGCCTGACAACGCCGACGCCGCGACGGTCTGTCCGCCAATCTCCGCACCTGGCCCGCATCCGAACGGGTTCTTTCAGGACTGCGGCGGCGGGGCCGGCACGATCCCGACCGCCGAGGACTTCAACGAGCTGATCTTGAATCTGCACGCGCTCCTCGCGCACGCGGGCGTCGGCCCAGCGAAGGGCGACCCGACGATGCTCTGGCGCTGTATCCAGGCGATGTGTCTGGCGCTCGCGCCGACCATCCCGACGACGCTGCCGCCCAGCGGGCCGGCGGGGGGCGACCTGCGCGGGAGCTACCCGAACCCGACGGTGCGGGCAGACTTCCACGTCATCACGTCGCCGGTCACGTTTCTGATCGCGCCGGGCGGCGTGGCGAACCCGGCGAATCCGTTTGCGGGCGACCCGTTCAACAACCTGGCGAGCGCGCTGCAATTCCTCGCCGCCTACGCGATCGCGCCCAGCGCGTACGTGACGCTCGCGATGGTCGACGCCACGTACACCTTTGGCGGGTCGCTCTCGATCGACCACCCCAACGGGGAGCGCATCACCATCAACGGCACGAGCGAGGGCGGGACGATTCTGTCGTTCCCGTCGGGGTCGCACGGCGTCGTCTTGTTCGGGAAGCTGAACGCCCTGACCAATTGTTCGATTGTCGGGGCGAATGCGGCCGGCACGCGCGGCTTGCACATCACGGGCGGGCACCTGATCTACTGTTCCAACGTGCTCGCGCAGAGCTGGGGCGGCGAGGGGATCATCGTCGATGGGAACGGCTATCTCGGCTTCGCTGACCTCGACGTCCTCAACTGTGCCGGCGGCGGGCTGGCGTGCGTCGATGGTGCCACCGCCCTCGGGTCGAACCTGACCGTGCAGAACATCGCGGCAGGCGGCGGCCCCTACTACGTCGCCGGCCTCATGCTGACCGGCGGCAGCGCGAACATCGACACGGTGGTGATCGACAGCGTGAATCAGGGCGTGCGCGTCAGCGGGAGCGGCGCAGAACTGCGCGCGCGGCAGATCACCGTGCACAATTCGGTCAACACCAACGCCGTCGAAGCGAACGACAACGCGACGATCATTGCGAGTGGCAGCGGCAGCGGCGACTGGTCTGCGTACAACGGCTCGACGCCGCTCACCTTCCTCGCGAGCCATTTCGGCTTCATTCGCGCGGATACGCCCACGCTGAACCTCGGAAATTTCGGCGCGTGTAGTCCGGCGCACGACACGCTCGGGAACACGAACAGCATGGTGTGGACGGGCTTCGGGCCGTAGGCAGGAGCGGGGGCGATGGCGCAAAACGTGGTCTATCCGGGCGACGATTGGGTGTTCGCGTATCATCAGGACGACCAGGACCTGACCGGCCTGTACGGGCCGATCCTCGCGGAGGACGGCACCACAATCGTCAAACCCACCGCCGACGTCGTGCCGACGCCGAAGGACTTTGTCTATGCCTATGACGAGTACCGTCGGCGCCTCGACCCGCGTCGCTTCGCGGGCGACGGCGGCACGCCGCTCGACCCGGTGAGCGCCGCGCAGGTGACGCGCACGGGGCCGGTGCTGTCGACGTTACCGGCAGCCCCGCCGCGCGCGCCGGTCCTGCCGCCCGCGCCGCCCTCGTCACCAGTCGCAGCATCAGTCGACGCCCCGGAGCCGCCGGCATGACCGACGAGCCGCCGCGTGAACCGCTGCCTGAGCCGCGCTCGACGCTCGCGGCGATTCTCCAGGCGGTGCTCAGCGTGCAGAGCTGGCAGCGCGCGCTCATTCTGATCGTCCTCGGCCTGAGCGCACTCTTCGGCGCCGTCGTCTGGCAGGCGCGCGACCGGCTGACGAACGCGGCGGCGGCGTTCTTCGCGGCGCCACCGAAGCTGGTCCTGACGGACGTCGAGACGATGCGCCAGACGGCGCAGCGACTCGTCAACCCGTTCGCGCCGGACTACGGCGTCGGCATCTGGAAAGTCGAGCTGGAGGTAAACCGGCGCACGCTGCTGGTCTGGACGAAAGGCGACGCGCCGCTGCCGGCGGAGTTTCAAGGCGAGACCATCGGCGGGCACGTCGCGCCGCTGTTCGTCCGCCAGCGGAACGCGAACCTGATGATGGTCGCGATCCTCGACGGCGAGACGGTATGCGGCGAACCCTTCAGCCTCGTCGGCCACATCGAGTTCGCGTGCCTGGCCGGCATCCCGCCCGGCCCCGGCACGCTGATCGGGGTCATCGGCGCGCTCTATCCGCGCCAGCTCGACCAGCGCGAGCAAGCCAGTGCCCGCGTCGCGCTCCAGGAAGCGGCCGAACATCTCGTGGTGTACCGATAAAACGGGAAAGGGGACTGACGACGATGCGAGCGAAAGCGACCCTGCTGCTGGTGCTGCTGCTCCCAGTGCTGGGCGCATGCTGCCTGAGGAAACCCGCGTGCCCGGACTGCCCGACCTGTCCGGCGCCGAAGGCGTGCCCGCCAGCGACGGAGCGTCGTGGAGGCTAGTGCGATGATTCACCGGAAGTATTTTTTCGACAGCGTGCGGGCGTCCCTCTTCGGCGGGCACCTGACCCAGCAGCAAGTCGACGGCCTCAACTGCCTGATCGATCGCGCCGACGAGGTCGGCCTGGACTACCGGCAGTTCGCCTACGTGCTCGCCACGACGTACCACGAGACGGCGTGCACGATGGCGCCGATCGCGGAGTACGGGAAGGGCAAAGGCTATCCCTACGGCCAGCCGGCCGGGCCGTACGACCAGTGCTACTACGGCCGCGGCTTCGTCCAGCTCACGTGGCTCGCCAACTACCAGACGATGCAGGCGGCGTGCGGCGCGCAGTGGGGCAAGGATATCGTGCAGGTCGCGGACCACGCGCTCGACCTGGAGATCGCCACCGACGTGATCTTCTACGGCATGACGCACGGCTCCTTCACGGGGCGGAAGCTGTCGGACTACATCAACGCGCAGGGGACCGACTTCTACAACGCGCGGAAGATCGTCAACGGCACCGACAAGGCGGGCACGATCCAGGGCTACGCGGAGAAGTTCAACGTGGCGCTCACGTGGACGCCGTGCGAGGCAACGGCGCCCCCGCCCGCGCAGGCGGCGTAATGGTACGGTGCCGGAGTTTCCTCTCCTCCTCGTCTGCATCGTCTGCGAGAAGCCGCCGCCGGAGGACGCCGGCTGGACGCTCTATGTCGAATGCTCGCACCTCGTCTGCGCGAGCTGCGAAGGGCGCCCGGGCCGCAAGCGCGCGCGCCGCGAGCGGTGTCCGGTCTGTACGGGCCAGCCGCGGCGTCCGCCGCGCATGAGGACACGCTGATGGGACTCGTGCTCCTGGTGCTGCTGATTCTGCTGCTCGTCGGCGGCCTGCCGACTTGGGGATACCACCAGTACGGCTACGCCCCGACCGGCGCGGTCGGCACGGTGCTGATCGTCGTGCTGATTCTGATTCTGCTCGGGCGCCTCTAGCGCCGCGGCGGCGGCGCGTGCGTCCGCTGCGCGAGCACGACGAAGCAGCGCCCGCACACCAGCTTGTCGGGCGTCGCGTAGTCGCCCTCCTGCCAGAACGTGCGCGCCGGGGGATGCGGGCACGACGGCGCGCGGCGCCGCACGCCCGCGCGGGCCTCGCGCGCCGAGAGCCGGGTCCTCATGGCATGCGCGCTAGGGCGCTGGACAGTGGTTCGCCGCCGCCTCCTGCTCATCAAGATCGGGCATGCGGCATCGCACACGGCGCGCGGCTGCGTCTTCCGCCGGGGTCGGGTAACAGTCCTTCCACTCCATGTCGATCGGGCTCCGAATCCAGGAGCACCGGCGCCGCCACGCCGCCTCTTCCTGCGCGCGCGAAGGCTCGGGCGCGCGCTGGACGTCATTGCCCTCCTCACGCAGGCACCGCCGAAACGCCGCGCTCTCTCCGCTCCCGGGCAGCTCCGACGACTCGAGCGTCACCGTGCCGTCCCGGTTCGGACGGAGCGCGTAGTTGAAGCGGCTCCCGAGGCCAGAGCGGGCCCGCACCCAGAGCGCGCAATAGAAGGCTTGCCGTTCGAGGCGCGAAACGTTGACTCGCGAGGCGCCGGCCGGCGTGGCACAGGCGAGCGCGAGAACCAGAGCCCGCCTCATGGCTTGCCCCCTCGAGGGGCGGCGCGGGCCTCGGGCGGCCTGCTTGGTCTTCATGCCCTGACTAGATGCCGGGGTTCGTACTGAATGTGTCAAACACGCAGCAGATCGCATAGAGCAACCCGCCCCTCGCGCGTCGCAGTGTCGGCATCTCAGGCGCCTCATGCCGTCATCGGACCGCCCGGACGTCGAGCTGGAGCCCCCGCCGCCGCCGCGTGACGTGCCGGCGACCGCTGATCCAGCCCCAGCCGTAGCCGACCGCGGCCCCAAGGAGCCAGCCGAGACCGATCCAGCAGCCGTCTGTCATGGCGTCTCCGGCGTGGTCTCGGGGGGCGCCGCACCAGCCAACTCGTGGGCGAGCGCGTCCGCGCGACTGCCCGCCTCGGCCGTCGCTGACGCCGCGGAGCCCGCCGGCGGCGCGAGCGGCGGGAAGGCCTGCTCGACCGTGCTCTCGCCGTCGCGGATCGCCGTCGCGAGCCCCAGCAGCGTCGCGACGTCCTCGTCCGTGATGGCGTCGACCGTCTCCCGCCCGAGCACGCCGAGCACCCGTGCTTCCTCGATCCCGAGCTTGGCAAAATACGCGAGCGCCTTGTCGCGGCGGATGATAACGCTCGTGGCCACGCCGACGGCGGTGTGCTTGGCGGCGCGCAACGCCTCCTCGACGTAGACGCCCGGGATCACCCCAAAGATCGCATTGCGGCACCCGATCGAGCCGGCCGCCATCGTCGTCACGGTGACGAGGTCCTCGGAGAGGCGCCGCCCGTTGCGGTCGAGCACGTTGCGGCGCACCTGCTTCGTGCAGCGGAGGTTCGTCTCGTAGTCGACGCAGACCCCCTCGAGCACGACCGCCCGCCCGTCGTCGGCGATGGCGCGGAACCCGTAGGCGAGATTCCCCCACGTGCAGGCGAAGATCTCCGCCAGGCGGATCGACGGGCCCTCGATGGTGGTCACCTTGCCCGTCCGGTTGTCCTTCCGCTTGAGCACGTAGAAGCACTGCGCGGCGATGTCGGGCGAGGCGGTGGCCATCTCGACCGCGCGCGCGACAGCCCGCGCGACCTCGCGGGGATAGCGCTTCGCCGTCGCGACCTGGATGTCGATCTCGGCCCGCGCGACGGCCTCGAGCGCCGTCGTCGGGACGATCGCGGGTGTGCCTTCGATCATGGGACGGCCTCCTGCTCCCGCCCGGGGGCGGGTTTCCACGTGAGCTGGCGGTAGGTCGACGCCGGGACCTCGTAGGCGCGGCGCTGTCGTTCGACATAGAGGACCGTCCCGAGCGTGCACGTGCCCGCTTCGGCGGTCCCCAGGGCGGCGAGCACGGTCCGGCGGGTGGCCGACTCCGCCGCCTCGGCGTCCTTCACCTTGGCCTTGGCCTCCTGCCACGCGCGCACGGCGGCGTCTGGAATCGGCACCGTCACGGCCGGCTCACGGGCGATCCGTGCCAGCACGTCGAGCGTCGGGAGGCTGTCGGGCGGGCAGCGGTCCGCGAGCACGTAGTCGCGCCAGAACTGCCGCTCGCGCTCGATCAGGGCGTCGACGAGGGCGTCGTGCCGCTCGACGAGGAAGAGGACCAGGCCGCGCCGGGCCAGCAGGGCCGGCACGTAGCAGCGCCGCGGCTCTCGGCCTGCCGGCCAGTCGGGCTGTGCGGCGGCGACGGCGAACTGGTGGTGGACCTGGAGGAGGACATGCGTCGGCACGTCGTCCGTGCCGGCATCGCCCCACGCGGCGAGGTGCTCGCCCGTCCCGCCGACGAGGCCGGCCGTTTTCGCCTCGAGGAGCGCGCCGTCATCCAGGACGGCGTCGAGCGTGGCCGAGAGCTCGGGGTGGGTGGGATGGACGAGGGCCCACTGCCGGCAGGCGAGCGGCAGGCCGAGCGTGTGCGCCGCCCAGTCGAGGATACCGTCCTGGAGGAACGTTCCGGCCTCCATCGCCGGCGAGGCGCGGAGCTGCGGGCCGAGCCGCCCGGTCTTCTCGAGGTAGAGATCCGCCGGCGTGCGCCACGGGTCGCGGCCGACCGCGGCAGCGGCGTCGGACGCGCCGAGACTGCGAGTGCGATCGCTCATCAGCTCGCCTGCGGCTGGGGCGCCGGACGCCCGGCAGCAACCCAGGCGAAGTAGCTCTCGCGATGGACGAGCGTGACGCGGTCGCTGATCGGCGACGCGAAGACGTGGCCCGTCAGCTGTCGCTTGATCGTGCGCGTGTCGAGTCCCACCTCGCGTGCGAGATCGGGCGCCGGAATCCAGCCGTTCAAGACACTGGGCGCGCCGAGCGGTCCCACGCTCCCACCAAGCGAGGCGGCCTTCCTGCGTCCGTCGGCGCGTCGCGCGCCGTGCGACTCAGCGACGAGACTTGCAAGCAGGGGCTCGACTCGGCGACAGATGGCGAGTGCTTCGTCGTAGCGCCGCGCGCGGATCGCCGCCCGCCACCGCTGCTCCTCCTTCGTCAGACGATCCGCCATACCGCGGCAACCTCCTCTCCTCTGCGCGCGAGCTGGGGCGCGAAAGCCGCCTTGTATGGTCATTATCCGGATACTGTCAAGATATTTTCGCGCGAATTGTCACTGAAGCAGCAATTTGCCACTGACAGCCCGCGATGCCTCGGAAGAAGAAGACCACGCTCTACCTCGACCCCGACGTCTGGGCGGCGTTCGTGAAAGAAGCCGCACGGCAAGCCGATCCTGGTGAACGCGGATCAACGGCGAAGCTCATCCGCACCGTGCTCCGCAAGGCAGCCGAGCGCTTCGCGGCGAGGACACGATAGGCCGCGCCAATCCTACGCGACGTAAATAATGCGACATGCTGCTATTGCAGCAACGCCAACCCTTCACGTTGGTACCTTGACACACCCGCCCGTGCGGCGCTAGGCCGACCGCCGCAATGGGCAGCGAGGGGAGCGTCGCCGTAGCGGATCTTGTGGCGCTCCCCGATCCCGACCTCACGCAGGCGCTCGAGAGCGACGTGGTCGCGTTCCTCGCGAAGCTCGCCGGCTGGACCACGCTGGCCGCGGTGCATCTCGCCCGCGTGAACGCGGCGCGGGCGGGGCCCGATGCCGAACGCCCGCTCGATGCGGCGGCGCTCGCCGCGGAGCTCGGCGTCGCCGAGAAGACCGCGGCGAACCTGATGGCGGCGGGCGCGCTCCCCGTGGAGCGGATCGGGCGGCGGCGCCATGTCCGGCTCGCCGACGCGCGCGCCTACCGCGCGGCCCATCGCGACGCGGCGCGGCCATTTCCCATCGGGTTAGCCTCCGGGTATAGTCCCGGGCATGACAAACACCGACCTGCGGCGCCTGAGGCGCCGGCTGGGCCTGACCCAGCACGCACTCGCGGACGCGCTCGGCGTCCGCATGATGACCGTCTCCCGGTGGGAGACCGGGACCAACCCGATCCCGCCCCTCGCCGTCACCGCCCTCACGCTGTACGCCGATCGCGGGGCGGCGGGGAACCCGTCGACGTCGGCGCGGCCGACGCCTTCCCGGCGCGCCCGGGGAGCTAGCTGATGGTCGCGACTCCTACCAAGCGCATGCAGCAGCGTGCCGGTGTCGCCGGGCTCATCGGCGGCGCCGTCACCACCGGGCTGCTCGCCTATTGCCACGCCTTCAACCTGTTCCCGCTGTGGGTCAACGTCCTCGTGATCGTCGCCGCGATGGGTGGGATCGCGAACGCCTCGATCGAGACCCAGACGGCTGAATCGATCGCCGAGATCGCTGCCGCGGTCACGCGGGAGAAGCGCTGATGGCGAAGGTCGTCCAACGCCGCGGCGCCCACTACCTCGACTTCCGCGACGCCCACGGCGTGCGCCAGCAGAAGCGTTTCCGGACGAAGGCCGAGGCCGAGGACGCCTTCAAGGCGCTCGTCCCCTACTCCGCGCAGCGCCGCAGGCAGGGCCCGCCAGCGCGGCGGGTGGCGCTGGATCCCCGGATGACGCTCGCGGAGTGGGTCGCCCGGTGGCTCCGGCAGAAGCGCGCGACGCTCAAGCCTCGCGCGTGGGACGCCTACGAGCGCGCCTGCACCCGCTTCATCGTCCCCGCGCTCGGCGACGTCCGCGTCACGCGGCTCCAGCGCGCCGATCTCAAGGACTTCCTCCTCGGCGTCCAGGTCGACGGCCGCGCGCCGTGCTCCCGGGCGGCGTGCGTCAGGGCCCGCGCCGACCACGGGATCCCGTGCCCCCACGCCGCGCGGCCACTCGCGCCCGGCTCCGTCCGCCACGTCTACGCCGCGCTCCGCGCCGCCCTGCAGGCCGCGGTCGACGACGGCCTCCTCGCCGCCAACCCCGCCGCGAAGCTGGGCGGCGCCCGGGGACTGCGCTTCGAGCCGACGACGCGCGAGCGCGTGCAACGGATCGAGCAGCGCGTGCTCGCCCTCCCCGAGCTGGCCGCGCTCACGACGACCACCCGCGACCGCGCGCGCGCCTGGTATCCGCTGCTCCTCGTCTACGCCCGCGCCGGGCTCCGGCTCGGCGAGGCGATCGCGCTCGAGGTCTCCGACTTCCGCGCCGAGCCGCCCGTGCTCCACGTCCGCCAAGGCTTCGACTACAAGCGGATGACCCTCGAGCCGCCGAAGTTCGGCCCGCGCGACGTCGACCTCTCCGGGTCGCCGGAACTCGTCGCCGTACTCCGGGCCCAGGTCGCCGGGCTCAAGAAGCGGGCGCTCAAGGCCGGCACGCCCGTCGGCCGCTGGCTCTTCCCGTCCCGCGACGGGGGCCCCGTCCAGGCGCGGAACGTCGCCCGCGCCCTCGCCCGCCTCGGGCGCCAGGCGGGGCTCGCCCACCCGCTCTCCGCCCAGGACCTGCGCCACACCTACGGCACGCGGCTCATCGACGCCGGCGTCTCGCCCGTCTACGTGCAGCGCCAGCTCGGCCACGCGGGGATCGAGCTCACCGTCAACACCTACGGCGTCACCGCCCGCCCGAAGCTCCCGGCGTCTGCGGTCGGCCTCTTCGACGGGACGCCCGAGGCCCCGATGTCACCACGGCGGGACGCGGTCGGCGGGGAAGTGGTGACATTTCGCCGAAATGGTGACATGGGCGAGGACGGCGGGGACGTCTAAGTGCGTGAATACCAAGATGGGCCGCGCAGGAGTCGAACCTGCGACCCGCTGATTAAGAGTCCGTCGCAGGGGGGTGCCGCGCGGGAAGTGCGGGCCCCAACTGCGCGGAAACCCTGGCGGCGGCTCCCCGGCGTGCTTCCCGGGGGGCCCCCGGTTTCCCGGCGAAGTGGTGACATGCGGCCGACAGTGGTGACATCAGGCGCGCGCGCGCGACGCCGTCCCCCGGGCGGCCCGCGGCGTCCCCGTGGATGGCGGCGGCACGAGGTGGCCGGCACGCCCGCACACAACGAGCCGCCCCCGGCCCGTTCCCTCCCCGTGCGGCGGTGCTGGGGGGCGGGCCGCCCGCCCCGACGATGGGGCGGCGGCGGACGAAGGGCGAGACGCGGAGCGCGGGCGCGGGGCGGCCGTGCCGGCACCCGAAGAGCGCGGTCGAGTACCAGCCGGGCGGCCGGGGCGCGCCCCGGATGCGCTGCCGGCGCTGCGGGCAGGAGCTCCTTGTCCTCGACGAGCCGCGCACGCCGAAGCGGCCGCGGGACAAGCGCTGGAGGCCCCACGCATGACGCCGGACTGGGCGGCGCTCGTCGCCACGCTCGGCCGCCAGGTCCGCACGGCGCGCAAGCTCCTCGGCCTGAGCCAGCAGGACCTCGCCGCCGCCGCCGGCACGAGCCAAGGTCTCGTCTCGCGCATGGAGAGCGGCCGGTGCGCGGGCGTCCCGCTGCTCTCAGTCTTGAAGGTGCTCCACACACTCGCCGCCGCCGTGCCGCAGCTCGAAGGCGCCGTGGCACCGACCGCGCTCGCGCTCGTCGCCTGCGTGGCCGAGCTGGGCGCCCGCCCGGCGCCGCCAACCGATCCCGGGCTCGCGACGCTGCTCCGGGCCTACCATGCGCTCACGCCGGCCCGGCGCGCGACGTTCCGGCGGCTCGTGCTCCCGCTGGCCGCCGTGCTCGCCGAGCCGCAGCTGGGCGGCGCCGAAGACGCCGCATAGGAGGGTCCCCATGGCGTGTCCGATCTGTGGAGCGAACTGCCGCTGCCGGAGACGCGGCGAGGGGGGCCTCTGCTGCTCCTGCCACAAGCACAGAGCCCGCGCGAAACAGCTGCGCGTGAGCGTCGAGGTCTTGCGCGCGGCGCACGAGAAGCAGCAGCCGTTACTGTTGCCGCTGGGCGAGCCGCGGCCGGCATGATCGAGTTTTTCGTGCCCGGCGCGCCGGTCCCCGGCGGTTCCAAACGCGCGTTCCCGATTCGCGGCCGTGACGGCGCACTCCACGTCGGGGTCACCGACATGAGTGGGCGGCGCGGCGTCGAGTGGCGCGCGGCGATTCGGCTCGCGGCCGCCGAGGCGGCACCCAAGGTGGATGCCGTCGGCCGACGTGCCGCTGCCTATCGGGGCGCGCTGCGGCTCGCGCTGTGGTTCTTCGTCCGGCGCCCGAAGGGTCACCACGGCAAGCGGGGCCTGCTGCCGAGCGCTCCGATGGTTCCGACGACGAAGCCCGACGTCCTGAAGCTCGCGCGCGCCGTCGAGGATGCCTGCACGGGGATCCTCTGGTTCGACGATGCGCAGATCGTGGACGAGGAGCTCCACAAGCTCTATGCCGATGGCGGCCTGCCGATCGGCGTGCGCATCCGCGTGACGCCGCTCGCCGATCGCGGACAGCCCGCGCTCCCGCTGGTGGCGTCGTAGTCATGGCGCACACGCTCGCCATCGGGCCGGGGCTCGCGCTGCCGCTGGAGGCGGTCTCGCAGACGTTCGGGATCCTCGCCAAGCGAGGCGCCGGGAAGACGTACTGCGCGCTGGTGCTCGTCGAGGAGCTCCTCGGCGCGGGCCAGCGCGTCGTCGTCGCCGATCCCGTCGGTGTCGCGTGGGGCCTGCGGGCGAACGCCGCCGGGACCGGGCCCGGGATTCCGATCGTCGTCTTCGGCGGCGACCACGGCGATGTGCCGCTCGAGGAGACCGCCGGCGAGACGATCGCCGACTGGCTGATCGCCGAGGCGCAGTCGGCGGTCCTCGATCTCTCGCTCCTCCGGAAGGGCGCGCAGGTCCGCTTCATGGCGGACTTCTGCGAGCGCCTCTACCACAAGAACCGCGCGCCGCTGCACGTCGTGCTCGACGAGGCGGATGCGTTTGCCCCCCAGCGGCCGATGCGCGGCCAGGAACGCATGCTCGGCGCGGTCGAGGATCTCGTCCGCCGCGGCCGGGCCCGCGGGCTCGGCGTCTCGCTCGTCACGCAACGCGCCGCCGTGCTGAACAAGGACGTCCTCACGCAGGTCGAGGTCCTCGTCGCGCTCCGCACGATCGCGCCGCAGGACCGCGCCGCCATCGACGCCTGGGTCCAGGTGCACGGAACGCCCGCGCAGCGCCAGCAGCTCATGGCGTCACTGCCGTCGCTGCCGATCGGCACGGCCTGGTGGTGGTCGCCGGGCTGGCTCGACCTCTTCAAGCAAGTGAAGGTCCGCCGCCGGCGGACGTTCGACTCGTCGGCGACGCCGACCGCCGACGCGCACCCGATCGAGCCGAAGGCGCTCGCGCCGGTCGACCTCGAGGTGCTGAAGGGCCGGATTGCGTCGACCGTCGAGCAGGCGAAGGCGAACGATCCGCGTCGGCTGCGCCAGCGGATCGCCGAGCTCGAGCGCGCCGCCGCCCGGCCGCCGCAGGCACCGGCCCAGCGCGTCGAGGTGGCCGTGTTCTCCGAGCAGGACACGCGAACGGTGGAGCGTCTCGTGGCCGCGATCGATCGTTGCGTTGACGGCCTGGGCGAGCTCAGCAACACCACGCGCGCGCAGGTCGGCACGTTCGCCGGCATCCTCAGTGATCTGCGGGAGCCGCTCGCCCAGCTGCTCGACCGTGCCCACACGGCGGCGAGATCTACTCTGAAACCATCCCTTACGGCGGTATATCCCCCGCGCCCCGCGCCCAACGGCGGCCCGCCGGCCGCGACGCGCACGCACTTCCGCATCGGTCAGAGCGGACTCCGGCGGATGCTCGTCGCGCTCGCCCAGCGGCCCCAGGGCCTGTCGCGGGGCCAGCTCGGCGTCCGCGCGGGACTGTCGAGTCGCAGCGGCACGTTCGACACGTACCTGAGCCGGGCCCGGGCGGCCGGCTGGATCACCGGGTCGGCGAGCGCGTTGACGATCACCGCCGACGGCGTCGCCTCCCTGGGCGCGTTCGAGCCGTTGCCGACGGGTCAGGGATTGCTCGCGCACTGGCTCAGCGAGCTCGGGCATAGCGGCGCGGCGCGCATGCTGCGCGTCATCGCCGATGCGTACCCGGCGGCCCTCTCGCGGGCCGAGCTCGCGGCCCGCGCCGGGCTCAGTGATCGCAGCGGCACGTTCGATACCTACTTGAGCCGGCTGCGGACGCTCGAGCTCGTCGAGGGCCGCGGCGAGCTGCGTGCCAGCGAGGAGCTCTTCACGTGAGTGCGCCGGCGACCTGTAAGGGCTGCGGGCGCCCGATCACCTGGGCGGTCTCGCCGGCAGGGGCCGACATCCCCCTCGAGCAGGTCTACAGCTACCGCGTCGAGGCGGCCGGGATGAGCGATCCCGGGCGGCCGCCGCGTGTCGAGCGCGGCCCGTCGGTGTGGATCTCGCACTTCCTGACCTGCAAAGAGCGCGACCGCTTCAGCGGGAAGAACCGCGAGCCGTCAGGGGGGTGAGCCGGGATGGCCTGGGCGGCGATCGACGACGCGATTCTCGACAACGGGAAGATCGGCCGGGCCGGCGCGCTCGGGCTGCTGCTCCATACCGCGGCCATCTCCTGGTGCGCGCGGAACCTCACCGACGGCCGGCTCCCGAAGCACAAGGTCGCCTGCTTGCTCAACCTGAGCGGCGTCTACGTGGCGCCGGGGAACGATGCGGGCGTCCCAATGCGCACGCGTAGCGCACGGAAGTGTCGAACGCGTGCGCCCGATGTGCAGGCGATATCCGCTCATCTTGCAGCCCTTGGCCTGTGGCACGACCGGGGCGAGGAATGGGAGATCCACGACTACCTGACGTACAATCCCTCGCGCGTTCAGGTCCTTGCGCGACGCGCCGCCAGCCGAGCCCGAGTGCAGAAGCATCGCGCAGGCGGCGGCGGTAACGCCGGCTGTAACGCCGTCGGTAACGCCGTTACTAACGACGCCTCCCCTTCCCCTTCCCCTATAGAAGAAAAAGATCCGGATCCGGACGCGCGCGCGCGCGCGACTAGGGTCGAGGGCCGCACGCGCGCGCGGGACCCGGAGCCCGGCCGGAGCGCGCAGCGCATGCGCCGCGGGCCCGCCCGCGCGGCGCCACTGCCCCCCCGCGGCGGGCCGCCCACGCTGCTCGGCGACATCCTCGCCGCGGCGGCGGCCAAGCGGTCGCAGGAGATCTCGCAGGCTTGACCCGAGAGGAGCACGAGCACAGACCGACGGCGCTGCGCGGCACCGTGCGGGCGCTCATGGGCGACGTCCGTTTCGCCATCGCGAGCTGGCCCACGACGTGCTAGAAGGCGGGGCGCGTGGGACACACACCTCACCGCACCCCATCACAGAGGCCGTCCGCTCCGACACGAGCCCGGGGCGGACGGCACTCCCCCGGCTTCACCTGCCCGCGCTGCCGGCGTACCAGTCACCATCCGACAGACCTGGCCGAAGGATACTGCGGCGCCTGCCACGACTGGACCGCGCCGCCCGCGCGCACGCCGCGCGCGGAGGAGTCGCCGGTATGCCCTATCGCGACACGCTGATCGGCGTCGACTTCATCGTCTTCCTGCTCGCGGCGATCTGGCCCGCGCTGCCGCAGTCGGCACAGGACATCAAGATCAACCTGACGGCGCTCGGGCTCGCGCTCCTCGTGCTGTCGGCCTTCCTGCTCCCCGCCGCGCACCAGTAGGCCATGGCCTTCGAGCTCCGCGTCACGGTCGACACGTCGGCCTTCCAGGCCGTGCTCGCGACGCTCCAGCAACCGACGCTCGGGAAGGTCGCCGCGCGGGCGTTGACCGATACCGCGCGCAACGGCCAGGTCCAAGCGACGAAGCAGGTCGCACCGCTGCTCGGCGTGAAGAGCGCCGTCGTGAAGGAGTCGTTCAAGGTGGTGCCCGCGCGGCCCTCCACCCTGCATGCCGCGCTCGTCGCGACCGGGCGGCCAATCCCGCTGATCGAGTTCCGCCCCAAGGACACGAAACGCACCGGCGTGAACGTCCGGATCGCCCGGAAGACGGAGAACTACCGCCACGCCTTCATCGCCACCATGAAGACCGGGCACAAGGCCGTGTTCGAGCGGGTCGGCCGCGAACGTGGCCCCATCCGCGAGCTCTTCGGCCCCTCGGTCCCCGGCATGTACCGGCGGCGTGACGTCCTCCCCGTCGTGCTGCTGCTGCTCCGCGACCGGCTCACCACGAACCTCCAGCGCCAGCTCGACCGGCAGGCGCGGCTCGAGGCTGGCAAGACCAAGCCCCGCGCGTGACGCGCGACGTTGCGTGTGCTACTGGCGGCCGACGAGAGGAGGCTGCTCCGATGATCCGGAAGGAGCACGGCAAGTTCGTGCTGCGGACGAGCGGCGGCGGCCGTGTGCTCGGGCGCCACGCGACGAAGGCGGCGGCGAAGCGCCAGGAGACCGCCGTCAACCTCTCGAAGGCGCGGGCCGCGGGGCACCACGTCCCGCGCGCCCCCACGCGCGGCAGGCGCTGATCGCGAGGCACCCAACTTTGCTAGCAAAATTGCTCGGGTCCTTCCCGGCGGCGGCGAACAGCGAGGCGGCGCCCCGCGAAAAATGCCCAGCGTAACAGCGCGGAAACGGGCCGCCCGGCCGCCCGGGGGCATGACCGTCCTCGCGTATGCCCGCCACCGGCACGTGGGCCGGCGGACCGTGCAGCGAGCACTCCAGGAGGGCCGGATCCGGCGTGGATCGGACGGCCTCATCGATCCGGTGGCTGCCGACCGGGCATGGGCGGCGCACACGCGACAGCACGCGCCGATCGCCGAGGCGACCGTGGTCGATCTCGAGGAGGCACGTCGGCGCCGCGCCCTCGCGGACGCCGAGCGGCACGAGCTCGAGGTCGCGCGGCTGCGGAGCGAGCTCGTCTCGCGGGCGCGCGCGCTACACACGGCGCACGAGTTCGCGCGGGCGCTCCGCGAGAGCTGCCAAACGTGGCCCGTGCGGATCGGCGCGGCGCTCGCGACGGCCTTCGAGCTCGACACGCACGCCGTGACGACGCTCCTCGAGGACCAGGTACGTGACCTCCTCACCGAGCTCGCCAACCACCGCGTTGCGTTCTGAGCCCACGAGCGCCGATACCGCAGCCATTCAGGCGGCGCTCTGCGATGGGCTGCGCCCGGACCCGCCGCTCAGCGTCTCGGCGTGGGCGGACGAGCATCGGGTGCTCTCGGGTCGCGGCGCCGCCGAGCCGGGCCGCTGGCGGACGCAGCGGACGCCGTACCTTCGCGCGGTCTGCGATGCGCTCTCGGCGCGCTCGCCGATCCGGCGCGTCGTCGTCCAGAAGGCGGCGCAGCTCGGCTTTACCGAGGGGGCCGTCAACTGGCTCGGGTACACGATCTGCCTCGCGCCGGCACCGTTCCTGTTCGTGCAGCCGACCGTCGAGCTCGGCAAGCGGCTCTCGCGCCAGCGGATCGACACGTCGATCACGGAAAGCCCGGCGCTGCGCGCGCGGGTCTCGACGCCGCGGAGTCGCGACGCGGCCAACACGGTGCTCCTCAAGGAGTTTCCGGGCGGCCTCGTCGCGATCACGGGCGCCAACTCCGCGGCGGGCCTGTGCGCGTTCTCCTGTCGCTATCTCGCCTTCGACGAGGTCGACCGCTACCCGGCGAACGTCGAGGGCGAGGGGGATCCCCTCGCGCTCGCGGAGGCGCGGGCGCGGACGTACGGCAGCCGGCGGAAGGAGCTCGTGATGTCGACTCCGACGGTCGCCGGGCTCTCACGCATCGAGCAGGAGTTCCTCGCGACGGACCAGCGGCGCTACTTCGTCCCGTGCCCGCACTGCGGGGCGTTCCAGGTGCTCGAGTTCCCGCGCCTTGAGTGGGAGCCGGGGCGGCCGAAGACGGCGCGCTATCGCTGCGCAGCATGTCACGAGCTCATCCGTGAGGGCGCGAAGACGAGGATGCTGGGGCGGGGCGAATGGCGCGCGACCGCGCCAACGGCCGATCCGGGCGTTGCTGGCTTCCACCTGAACGCCCTCTACTCGCCGGTCGGCTGGCTCTCCTGGGCGGAGATCGCTGCCGCAGCCGAGAAGGCGGCCGGCGACCAGCAGCGGATGCAGACCTTTACGAACACGGTGCTCGGCGAGACGTATGCGGCGCCGAGCGAGGCACCGGACTGGCACCGGCTGCGCGAGCGCCAGACGACTGCGCCGCTGGGCACGGTGCCGCCCGGCGTGCTGTTCCTGACGGCCGGCGTCGACATCCAGCGCGACCGCCTCGAGGTCAGCCTGTGGGGGTGGGGCCGCGGGTTGCGCTCCTGGCTCGTCGACCACCAGGTCCTCGAGGGCGATCCGGCCGCCGAGGAGTGCTGGCAGGCATTGACGGCGCTCTGTGCGCGGACCTGGCCGACGGCGGGTGCGCTCGCCATGCCGCTCGCGAAGGTCGCCATCGATACGGGCTTCGCGCCTGCGCCCGCGCACCGCTGGGCACGGACGCAACCGCCCGAGCGTGTCATGCTGGTCCGGGGGGGGCCACCGGGGCCGACGCTGGTCTCGCTGCCGCGCGCGGCCGAAGCGATCGAGACGCGCGGGCGCGTGCGGCGGCGGCGGCGCGGGCTCCGCGTCTGGCAAGTCAACGTGCATGCGTTGCGGCTGGAGTTCTACGGCTGGCTCCAGCTGGACGCCCCGGCGCCAGGCATGCCAACGCCGGCCGGCTGGGTCAGCTTGCCCGCGGTCGGCGACGAGTTCGTGCAGCAGCTCGTCGCGCATGCGCTGGTCCGGCGCGTGGTGCGCGGCGTCGAGAAGCTGGAATGGATCAACATTCATCGCCGCGACGAAGCGAGCGACTGCCGGAACTACGCGCGCGCCGCGGCGCATCTCGTCGGGATCGATCGGTTCACGGAGGACGACTGGCGGCGGCTGGAGGCGCCGCTCGGGGGGCCGTCTGCGCCGCCCGAGCCGCCACCGAGCGCCCCGTCGCCGGCACCGCCGACGGTCCCGCTGCCCGGCGCGGGCGCGCCGCATCCGGGCTGGCGGCGGTCGTCGTTCTGGGATCGCCCGCGCCGCTCGTAGCGGCTGCACGCGGCAGGCTGACGACTGTCGGCCACGAAACCGACAGGATCGCATTGACCGCCCCCCGGATCGAGGCGTACGATCGACCCCAGTGTGACCGACGAGAGGCGCCTGCTGGTTCGTATGCCGCGTGAGCTCCTCGAGGGACTGCGCGCGGCTGCCCGCGCCGAGGATCGGTCAGTCAGTAACTGGGTGCGCGTCGTGCTCGCGGAGCGACTGGCTCGTCTCCCGCGGCGTCGCGCCCGGCGACGCGCCGCGTAGCGGTCGTCGGCTGGCGCGCGACGAATGGCGAAGCGTTCGGAACGTTCCGTGGATCCGTTGCTGAAGAGGAGGACGTGGGATGTCCGAGAGACGTCGGCTGTCGCGGACCGATCGCGAGTGGCTCTATCTGCGTGCGGACGGACATTGCCAGCGCTGCGGCGTCCCGATCGCGATCGAGACGTTCCACGCCGCGCATCTCCGGGCGCACGCGAACGGCGGGCCGGCGATCGTCGACAATCTCGAAGCGTGGTGCGCCGCGTGCAACTGGGCCCAGGGCGCGCATGACGTCCGCGATCCGCGCGTCGTGCCGCGTGCCTGGCAGCGCGCGGCGATCCCGGCGATCGTCGAACGGATCGTCCGGAGTGGCGCGGCGACCGTCGCGGCGGCGCCCGGCGCCGGGAAGACGCTCCTCGCCTGTTTCGTCTACGAACAGCTCTATGCCATCGGGCACGTCGACCGCGTCGTCGTTTTCGTCCCCAATCGCACGCTGGTCGACCAGTGGCACGAGAAACTTCTCGGCCAGCGGCACGTCGAGCTCCACCGTGATGTCGCGCAGGAGCTTCCCGGCACAGACGGTGTCGTCGTCACGTATCAATCGCTCACGCCGAAGAGCCTCCGGAACCACCAATGCGTGGCGGCGGACAAGCCGACCCTCGTCATCCTCGATGAGGTGCACCACCTCGGCGAACGGGTCGGGCGCCAGCTGCCGGGGTGGACCCATTGGATCCGCCAGCTCGTCGGGACCGTCGATGTCGGTCTCTCCGTCGCGGGCGTCCTGAATCTCTCCGGCACGCTCTGGCGCTCGAAGACCACGGAGCGGATCGCGACGGTGCGCTACGTCACCGAGGCCGACGGCAGAATCCTGTCGGACGTCGACCATGACATTACCGCGCTCGACCTGATCGATGCTGGTGAGCTCCGCCGCGTCGATCTCTTCCGCGTCGGCGCGACCGTGACGCTCCGCGATGATTGGCGGGAGACGCGCACGGTGTCGCGGATCGCCGAGCTGAACGTCCCAGGCGGCCGCGCCGTGCTGAAGGACTTGCCGGAGCGGCCTGAATGGCGCGCACGATTTGTTGGCGATGTCCTCGACCGGCTCGAACGCGCCTACCGCGACCTCGGCGAGCGGCAGACGAACGCGAAGGCGCTCATCGTCGCGGGCCGGCAGTACCACGCGAAGCTTCTCGAACGCACGGCCGCGGAGCTCCTCCGTGCGCGGGGCTGGACATCGATGAGTTCGGTCGCCGTCTCCGACGACGGCCCGCTCGGCAAAGCCGCGCTGGAGGCATTCAAGCAGAGTGCGCGTCCCGGCGTCCTCTGTACTGTCAACATGGTCTCGGAGGGATTCGATTGCGAGTCGATCGCCGTGATCGGCTATGCGACGGCCATCACGTCGGAGCTCTATGTGCGGCAGATCATCGCCCGTGCGCAACGAGTGACCGCGTACGAACGCGCGCCGGGCCGACATCCGATTGTCGCGACCGTCATCGCTCCCGATGTGCCGGAGGTGATCGAGAAGGTCCGCAACATCCTGGCCCCGATGCGCCACGAGTTCGCGGACGAGGACGAGGAACGCCCGGGCCCCGACGACGACGAGAAACGCCGTCGCCAAGGCCCCGACGACGAAGACATCATTACTTGCGATTGGCGGACGCCGCGCTATGCGGTCGAAGACGTCCGCGATATTGATGAGGAGAATGCCTTCGCGACCGGCATCGACGACGACGAGGGCGTGAGGCCGGCACTGATTCGGGCGGCTGAGCCCCACGCTCGCGCGGCAGGCATTCCTGAGACCTACATGCTCCGTGCCATCCAGGCAGCACGCCGCGGCGCGCGCGACTACCGCGACGAGGATCCTTTTCGTCCGGTCCGGCCAGAGGAGGCCGCGCTGGCCGAGCCCCCGGCACCGCGCCACTACGCCGCGCCCCAGACGACGCCACTTGGCGTGACCGGCATCGCGGCGGTCGTCGGCGAGCGCCTCCAGCGGGCTGCGGGCTGGGCCAAGCTCAACATGACGAGCATCGCGGTCAATGATTTCGTCGCCGAGTGCAACGCCCGCGCCGGGCTCCCGCGGCGCGGCGGCCGTCCGCGGGCGACACCCAAGCAGCTCCGACAGGCCCTCGCGCACGCAGAGCGATGGATTGCGGCCTATTGCGAGCAGACGGGCATCCCGCGCCCGACCTGGCTCACGAGCGACCGCGACTTGGAAGACCTCGACGACGGCGATGGCGCTTGACGGACGCGGTCAGGGCGTTGTGAGCTTCATGTCGGCGCTCCGCAACGCGAGCCGGATGGGAACCTACGTCGACACGGTCGTCGCCATGTTCGCGTCCGGTATCTGGCGCGACTATCGGACCGCCGTGTCGCATGACCGCTGGCGCGCCCACGAGTTTGACTACTTCCTGATCGCCTGTGGCGCCGACTACAGCGATGTCGCGCGCCTCCTCACGTGGACACGGGTCGAGACGATCGGGACGATCGCCGCCGCCATGACCGACCCGGCCGGCCCGCACCGGCGCCCGATTGACGTTGCTGCCAAGCAGTGGGGCGCACCGGCCGGCGTCTCGCTCCTCGATCTCGCACGCCATCACGGCTGGCTCCGACGCGACCGGAAGACTCCGACGCTACTCAATGCGCCCGTCTCGCCGTATCGGCTCACGCTCGCGAAAGACGCGCCGCCGGCCGGGCGCGGGCGCGCCGAATACTATCGAACGCGGACGCTCGATCTCCCGGTCGCGCGCCGACGCGCGCTCGACGCCGAAGCCGCCCGGCTTCGGTCGCGATACTCCGGCGACGAACTGCGCTATCTCCGCGAGCGACTCGCGCGACGCGGCGCCGGTCGTCCGCGATTCAACGGCCCGGTTTCGGGGAAGACGACCCGGCAACGACGCTGGCGGGAGCGTCTACAATTGAACTAAATTGTAGACGCTCGTCTCGGAGGGTCGAGATGGATGCCTGCTCCTTCTGCGGCAAGGCGCGCCGCGACGTGCGGAAGCTGATCGCTGGCCCGGACGTCCAGATCTGCAACGAGTGCATCGCCCTCTGTAACGACATCGTCCTCGGGAACCTGGAGACCTGGGAGCCCGCGGCCGTCAGGGACGCAAGGGAGGGAACACGCATGACCGGCTGGGACCATGAGACCATCGCGGCGCGACTCGCCGCGGCACTCCGGACGGCCGCCGCACGGCAGCGGGACGGCGCCGCACAGCTCGAGAGGATTGCGGAGGCCGTGCTCGCGGGCGACGCGGCCGAGATCGAGCGCCGCCTCGCGCGGGTCAGCGGCGGCCTCGAGCGCCTGGCCGTCGGTCACGAGGCGGCCCAGACGCTCGACATCATCCGGTTCTTGTGGCCGGCTGCGCCAGAATGACCCTCGTCAACGCGGACCTCTATCAGGCGCTGCGCGCCGCCAATGTGCCTGAGGACCTCGCGCAGAAGGCGGCCGCCGCCGCGGTCCCTCGAAGACGGATCACGCTTCCGCCCTTCCTCTGGGTCCTCGCCATGGGGCTCGGCGCGATCGCCGCGGGCCTCGGGCTCGGCTGGCTGCTCACGGCCGCGGTCCCGGCACTGGGGCCCGCCACGGTGCGCTGCTTCTCGAACGGGCAGCTCATCTACGAGGGCCGCTCGGACGGCGCCGTCGATCGCGGCTGGAGCGGCATCGCCTTCCGGGACCCGGCCGGGCACCGCACGCGCATCCGTGGCGACTGCGTGATCGTGTACGACTAGCGCGATGAGCTGGAACTACCGCGTCATCCGCCACGAAGACGGAAGTCACGCGCTCCACGAGGTTTACTACGACGAGGCGGGCGCGCCGAGCGTGTATTCCGAGCGGCCATGCGGCTTCGTCGGCGATACCCTGGACGACCTCTTGGCCAGTCTGGACCTCGCGCGGAAGGCCGCGCTCGAGCGTCCGATCCTCGACGCCCAGGACCTGCCAGGGCGTCCCGCCGACGGCGCCTGAAGCACCCGCCCATTTGACAACCCAACACCTTGGGTTCATACGTCTCCTCTGCAGGATGAAGGTTCGCGACGTGCTGCGCCGCCTGCACACCGAGGGCTGGTACGTCGCGCGCCAGATCGGGAGTCATCGACAGTTCAAGCATCCGGACCGCCCGGGCGTCGTGACGGTGGCCGGACATCCGAGTGAGGAGCTCAAACGTGGCACGCTCAACAGCATCGCCCGGCAGGCCGGCTGGAAGGTCTGAGCGGGGACATATGGGAACCGACACCGTGGACGTGCGGAAGCGCGTCGCGGAGCTCGAGGGCGTCTGTGCGGAGGCCTATCAACTCGCCGGCGCGGTCGGGGCGCCCGAGCGGGTGCTCGACCAGTTGCACGCCGCCGCCGAGGGGAAGGCGCTCCCGCATGCGTCGATCCTCCCGATCGCCGCCGAGGACTGCGCGGAGGTGGCCGAGGTCCGCGCGCTCCTCGGCCAGGTCAGCGACCTGCTCGCGCGCCCTGTCCGCCAGGCGACAGGCCGTCTGGGCGGCATTGTACGGAGCGCGGCGAAGGCGGCGGCGGCCCGCCGCAACGGTCGGCGAGGCGGGCGACCGCGCGCGGCATCCGGACAATCATGACGACGCGATGGCGCGACATCCGGGGCAAGAACCCGCACATGACGCCGGCGCGGATCGCCGAGGCCGAGGCACGGCTGGCGCGGGAGCTCCTGGATCGCTGCCGCGAGGCTGAGGCGGCCGCCAGGAGCGACGACGTCACACCGCCGCTCTGCCGTCACTGCGCGCGCCTGATGCAGTTCGCTTCTCTCCAGCCGAGTGTCGTCGAGCTCGGCCAGTGGGAGGAGCACTGGCGGTGCCCAGAGGGCCAGTGGCTGTTCCATCGCACGGTGGCGCCGCCGCCGACGGCGCAGATAGTCCCGACGCCGACCAAGGGGCCGCCGGTCACGTGGCGGCGGTCGTCGTCGCGGGATCGGCGGCGCTAGGAGACAAGCCGCGCGCGGCATGCTAGGGGGCCGCTCATGGCGAACGGGAATGGAACGCTGCTGCCGCCCGAGGTCGTCGAGCTGCTGATTCAGGGCCTGGCGCAAGCGATCGCCGCGGGCGTGCAGCAGGTCGACTACGCCGACCGCTCCGTCAAGTTCCATTCGATCAGCGACCTGCTGAAGGCGTGGGACTGGAGCCGGGCGAACCTGGGCCTCCCAGGCGGCACACCGATCCGGCGCGGCGCGTGCTTCTCGAAAGGGCTGAACACCGGCTACGGCGGATGGGGCGCCCTCGAGCACCAGGAGATTCCCGGCGTGGACGTGCTCTTCTCGCGCGGCGCGCCGTGCGATCCGACGCGCACCACCGACGTCGATTGGGAGCGCGCGCGCTAGTGGCCGCCGCACCGCCCAGCAAGATATATCTCGGTGACGCGGTGTATGCCGATTGGAGCCAGTACGGCGATCTCGTGTTGACCACGGAGGACGGCATCCGGGCCACCAACGTGATCGTCCTTGAACCATCCGTGCTCGCCGCCCTGCTGGACTACGTGCAGCGCACGAAGGCGAGCTGATGGCCGACGCGCCTCCGCTGACGCGGCTCGACCGCCTGATCGCGTGGGCGTCGCCCATGCGCGCGCTGCGCCGGTCGCGCGCCCGCGTGGCGCTCGGCGCCGTCCGCGACTACGAAGGCGCGGCCAAGTCGCGGCGGATGGAGGGCTGGCGCGTCGCGCCGGGCACGTCGGCCAACACGGAGCTGGCGACGGCGCTGCCGCTGCTCCGCGACCGCAGCCGCGACCACGTGCGGAACAACCCCTACGGGCGCCGCGTGGTGCGGGCGCTCGCGTCGAGCCTCGTCGGCTACGGCCTGACGGGCACGATCACGGGCAAGAACAAGCGGACAGCGTCGGCGCTCCAGCAGCTGTGGGGGACCTGGGCCGACGCGCAGACGGCGGACCAGCGCGGCAAGCAGTCGTTTGCGGGCTTGCAGCGGCTCGTCGCGCGGACGTTCTGCGAGTCGGGCGAGGTCCTCGCGCGCCGCGTGTGGGACCCCGACGTGCCGCTCGGCTTCCGCGTGCAGGTCCTCGAGGCCGACTACCTCGACGCGATGCTCTACCCGCGCGAGTTCGAGCTGGGCGGGCACCGGATTTGCGCCGGCATCGAGTACGACCAGTACGACCGCCCGGTGGCGTACTGGTTGCTGCCGTACCATCCGGGCGACGCCTGGGCCTGGATGCGCGGCATGCAGCCGCCGACGCGCGTGTCCGCGGAGGACGTGGCACACATCTTTGACGAGGAGCGCGCCGGCCAGGGGCGCGGCTGTCCGCTGCTCGCGCCGGCCATGATCGCGCTCCGCGACCTCGACGAGTGCAAGGACGCGCATCAGGTGCGGCAGAAGATCGCGGCGTGCTTCGCGGCCTTCTACTCGACGCCCGAAGGTGGCACGCGCTCGCGCCAGAGCCCGCTCTGCGATCACGTCGAGCCGGGCATGGTGGAAGAGCTGCCGCCCGGCTACGAGGTCACCTTCGCGAGCCCGCCCGGCGTCGAAGGCTACGCGGACGTGATGCGGATCGGGCTCCAGGCCGTCGCCGCGGGCACCGGCGTGCCCTACGAAGAGCTGTCGGGCGACTTCTCGCAGTTCAACTTCTCGTCGGGCCGCATGAGCCGCGGCGCCTACTACGCGCTCGTCGAAGAACTCCAGTGGCAGGTGATCATCCCCGGCTTCTGCGACCGCGTGTTCGGCTGGTTCCTCGATGGGGCGCGCATCGCCGGCTACGATACGAGCAACGTGTCCATGATCTGGACCACGCCGCGCCGCCCGCTGGTCGATCCGGCACGCGAGACCACGCCGGTAATCGACGCGGTCCGCGCCACGCTCACGTCGCCGCAAGAGGCGATCCGCGAGCTGGGCTATGACCCGGAGACGATTCTGCGCGAGTGGCAGCAGTTCGCGCAGATGCTCGACGATTTGAAGCTGGTCAGCGACATTGACCCGCGCCGCACGACGAAGCAGGGCGCCGGCGTGCCGGCCGAATCGGCCGCGGCGCCGGGCGAGCCGCCGCTCCCAGGCGCGCCACCGCCGCCGCCCGCGCGCGGTCGGCCGCTCACGAACGGGCACGACGTCGCCGGCTAGCGCTGGCGGTGGCGCTCGATCCAGGCGCGCAGGTCGGTCACCTTGACGCGCGCGCGCTGCCCGAAGACGTAGGTCGGTAGCTCGCCGCTCGATACCGCGCGCCGCAACGTCCGGTGCGCCAGGCCGAGGTCGCGCGCCGCCTTCGTCAGCCCGATCATCCGGTCGCGAGACACCGGCGGCTGGTCCATCGAGCACCGTCTAGCACCGTCGGGTCACGAAATCTATGCAAGGTCCATTGCTTGCGTGTCGTCGTCATGAGACGCGGCGCGCGGAATGGGCGACGCTGCGCGCCAGGTTTCGATTCCGGTCGGCTTCACTCGGGCCGCGATCGCGCCGGCGTCCATTCGGCCCGACACCCGCACCGTCGAGCTGATCTGGACGACCGGCGCGCGCGTGCAGCGCATGGGGTTCTGGGATGACGAACCCTGGTTTGAGGAACTGGCGCTCGACGATGGTGCGGTTGACCTGAGCCGACTCCAGAACGGCGCGCCGGTGCTCGCCGGCCACAATCGCTGGGGACTGGACGGCGTCATCGGCGTCGTCGAGGACGCGCACCTCGAGGGCAGCGGCGCGCAGCGGGCCGGCGTGGCGCGCGTGCGGTTCTCCAGCCGCCCGGACGTCGAGCCCCTCTGGCACGACGTGAAAGACGGCATCATCCGCAACGTCTCGGTCGGCTACATCACACACGAGCTGGAGCGGCAGGAACGGCGGAAGGGCGAGCCGCCCGTCTACCGCGCGACGCGCTGGGAGCCCACGGAGCTGTCGTTCGTCGCGGTCCCCGCCGATGCCGGCGCGCAGGTCCGCGACGCCGACGGCACGCGCTACCCGTGCCAGATCACAGGGAGGTCTCTCATGGGCGCAGACGATCCGACCGCCACGGTCGAGCGGCCGAAAGGGAAGCGCGCCCGCACGCGCGCCGAGGAACGCCCGCCCGGCGAGCCGCAGCACGAGCCGCCCGACGACGAGGGCGAAGAGGACCTGCCGCCCCCGGCGCCGAAGCCCGCGGAGGACGACAAGACCGAAGGCGCGGCCCGCGCCGACGAACGCAAACGCATCCGCGAGATTCGCGACGCGGTGCGGGCGGGCGGCCTGCCCGACACGTTCGCGGACCCGTTCATCGACGACGGCACGAGCGTCGCGGACGTGCGGACGGCGGTGCTCGCGGAGCGCGCGCGGCAACAGCCGACCGTCTCCCGCAGCGTGATCGAGATCGGCGCCGATGGCCTGACCCGCATGCGCGAGGGCATGTTCCACGCGCTGCTCCAGCGGATCGCGCCGGCCACGCACGAGATGCACTTGAAGGCGCACGTGCCCGAGGATCGGCGCGCAGCGCTGCTCGACGCGGCCCGCGATTGGCACGGCCGCACGCTGATGGAGATGGGGCGCGCGTGCCTGGAGGCGCGCGGCTTCCGCCAGCGCGGCGTGGGGCGGATGGAGCTGGCGGCCTTCGCGCTCGGGCTCACGAGCCCCGGCATGGTGCGCGAGGGGCCGCACAGCTTCCTCTCGACCTCGGACTTCGCCGCGCTGCTCGCGACGGTCGGCCGCGCGCAGCTGACCGCCGGCTATGCGGTGGCGCCGCGCACGTTCCCGCAGTGGACCCGCCAGGGCACGCTGCCGGACTTCCGGCCGACCTACAAAATTTCGATGGGCGTCGGCCCGAAGATGATCAAGGTCGACGAGCACGGCGAGTACACCCGCGGTCCGATGACCACCGCGCCCGTGGAGTCGATGAAGCTCGACAAGTACGGCCGCATCCTCGCGTTCACCCGCGAGGCGATGATCAACGACGACGTCGGCCTCTTCAGCCGCATTCCGCAGCTCTTCGGCAACTCGGCGGCGCAGATGGAAAGCGACGTGGTGTACGGCATCCTCACCGGCAATCCGAACATGGCGGACGGCTTCGCGCTGTTCTCCACGCAGCACGGCAATCTGATGACCGCGGCACCGATCAACGTGGCCTCGGTCGCCACGGCGCGCGCCGCGATGATGAACCAGAAGTCGCCCGACGGGCAGTACATCGGCATCACGCCGGCGTTCCTGATCGTCGGCCCGCAGCAGGAGCTCTACGCCCTCCAGTTCCTGGCGCCGATCACCATCGTCGGGGCGGCCATCGACGTCACGCCGTCGGCCTACAAGTCGCTCCAGCTCGTCGTCGATCCACGCATCACCGACCTGTCCTGGTATCTCGCCGCGTCGCCCGCGCAGATGGACACTATCGAGTACGACTACCTGGAAGGTGCGCCGTCGGGCGGCCCCACGCTGGAGACGCGCGAAGGGTGGGACATCGACGGCCAGGAGTACAAAGCGCGCGAGGAGTTCGCCGCGAAGGCGCTCGACTATCGCGGGCTGGTGAAGAACCCGGGCGCGCTGCCGACGGGGTTCGAGGCCATGGCGCAGACGGAGGCCGCGACGCCGCACACGTCGGCGCGCGCGCACAAGGAGTAGCGCCCCATGCAGAACTTCGTACAGCCGGGCAACACCGTCACGCTGAAGGCGCCGCGCGCGCTCAAATCGGGCGACGGCGTCGTGGTCGGCAAGGCGTTCGGCGTCGCCGGAACGGACGTGGCGGCGGGCGCTGATGCCGAGATCTCGGTCGAGGGCGTGTTCTCGTTCAAGCGCACCGGCGGTGTCACCCTCACCGAGGGCGCCGCCGTCAGCTTCGACGAGACCACGCAGCTGATCGTGGCGACGGGCGGCAAGGTCATCGGCTACTGCGTCGGCTCGCCGTCGGCGGCCGAAGGCGTGTCGCCGGACGACGCGACGCGGTCCTGGGTCAAGCTCGTCGCGTCCACCGCCTGATCCCGTGCTCGGCTTCTGGAACAAGCAGGACCTGGCTCTCGAACGCCAGATGTGGGCGTTCGCGGAGCCGGTCCTGCTCTTCGTCCCCGGTGGCGATCCGGCGGGCGCCGCGGTGCGCGGCATCTTCGACTCGCCGCCCGCGCACGCCGACCTGGCGATCGGCGTCGAGCTGTCGAACCAAGCGCCCTGGGTCGGCTTTCGGATCCTCGAGCTGCCCAACGCGGAGATGCCCGCGCAGGGCTGGCAGTTCGAGGCGCGCGGGGCGCGCTGGGAGGTCTCCGACGTCGAGCCCGACGGCGGTGGGCACGTGAAGTGCCGCTGCTTCCGTGTCGGTCCAGGCAGCACGGCCCCGCTGCCGCCCGTCGACGAGCCCGCGCCGATTCCGTCGCCCACGCCGGTCCCGACAAAGTATCGTTTTGTGGACAGCAGCGGCGAGCCGGTCTGAGCCCATGCTCGACCGGCACGTCATCCGTCTCGCCACCGTCGCCGTGCTGAAGGCCGCGGGCACCGCGGCGGGCGACCGCGTCTATCCGACGCCGATCATTCCCTACCGCCGCGAGCTGCCACTGCCGGCGATCGGCGTCTACACGCTCGACGAAACGGGCGAGGGCATCGACGGCGGCGTGGTCGGCGCGTTCCAGTTCCGCTACGCGCTGAAGCTGGCGATCGACGTCATCGTGGAGACGCCCGTGGCGCAGGACCTCGAGCCCGCCGCGCGCCTGATGGTCGACAGCCAGCAGTCGTTCGACAACCTCTGCGAGCAGATCACGAACGCGCTGCTGCCGAATCCGGCGTGGTACACGCTGCACGTCAACGGCCACTCCTGCGCGATGTTCCAGGGCGTCGAGCGGTGGGAGACGACTGGCGTGCTCGGCCGCGTCGAGGATACCGACCGGCGCACCATGGGCGGCACCATCAACGCCGTCCTGACCTTCGGCCGGAACTACGACCCGGTAATCCCGGACTTCCTCTGTCGCCTGCATTTCGACGTCGACGTGATCGACCCGGCCGCGGATCCGAACATCCGCTACCCCGGCCCCGACGGGCGCATCGAGGTCGAGTTCATGGTCCCGCGCACGAAGGTCACCGGCGGCCCGGTCGACGAGCTGCTTTGCGAGACCGAGACCGAGGGGAGGACGCACTGATGGCCGTCAGCTTCAACAGAATTCCGCCGAATCTGCGCGTGCCGCTCTTCTGGGCGGAGTTCGACGCGACGCAGGCGAGTTACCTCCAGCTGCCGCAGCCGGCGTGCCTGCTCGGGCACAAGCTGCCGGGTGGCCCCGCGAACGAGAACGAGATCACGCTGGTGTCGTCCTCCGACGTCGCCGCGGCGCTCTTCGGCAGCGGCTCCATGCTGGCCGACATGGTGGACGTCTACCGGCGGAACGATCCGGCCGGCGAGCTGTGGTGCATCGCCGTCCCGGAGCCGACCGGGACGAAGGCCAGCGGCACGCTGACGTTCGCGGGCACCGCGACGGCGGCGGGCACGGTCGCCGTCTACGTGGGCGATCGCCGCTATCCGGTGCCGGTCGCGACGACCAGCACGGCGGATTCCCTCGCGACGGCGCTCGCCGCGGCCATCGCGGCCGATCCGTTCGCGCAGTGCTCGGCCGCGGCGGCGGCGGGCGCCGTCACGCTGACGGCGCGGTCGGCCGGGACCATCGGCAACGCGACGTTCGTCGGCGTCAACCTCCGCGGCCTGGTCGGCGGCGAGTACGTGCCGGCCGGCCTCACCGTGACAGTGACGCCGTTCACGGGCGGCAGCGGCGACCCGGACATCACGGACGCGCTCGCGCAGCTCGCGGACGCGGAGTACGACTTCGTCGGCATTCCGTGGTCCGATCCGACCACCCTCGACGCCTCCCAGGAGGCATTCGGCGAGGGCAGCGGCCGGTGGGCGTGGAATATCCAGCTCTACGGCCACGCCTTCAGCGCGCGCGCGGACACCGCGTCGAACCTCGTCACGTTCGGGAAGACGCGGAACGACCCGCACATGACGATTCTCGGCTATCCCGAAGGCTCGCCCACGCCGCCCTGGCGGATGTGCGCGGCGCTGACGGCCGAGGCCGCGGTCGGGCTCCGCGCTGATCCCGCGCGCCCGCTCCAGACCCTCCCGCTGATCGGCACGATCATCGCGCCGCGCGGCCAGCGGTTCGCGATTCAGGACGACCAGTCGCTGCTCTTCGCGGGCATTGCCACCTGCTACGCCGGCCCCGACGACGTGGTCCGCATCCAGCGGTCGATCACCACGTACCAGCGCGATGCGTGGGGCCTGGCGGATCCGTCCTGGCTCGATGTGCAGACGCCGGCCACGCTCCAGCTGATCGTCCGCGAGACGCGGAATCGCATCCTGTCGAAGTTCCCGCGCGCGAAGCTCGCGGACGACGGCACGCGCGTCGGCGCCGGCCAGTCGGTCGTCACGCCGTCCACGATCCGGGCGGAGCTGGTGGCCCTCTACAGCGAGCTCGAGGAAGCGGCGCTCGCGGAGAACATGACCGCGTTCAAGACCTACCTCGTCGTCGAGCGCGACGCGACGGACCCGAATCGCGTGAACGTCCTGTTCCCGCCGGACCTCGTCAACCAGCTCCGCATCTTCGCGATGCTCGTGCAGTTCCGGTTGCAGTATCCGTCGTCGGCCACCGCCGCGGCGGCCTAGGAGGAGAAGGCCGATGGCAAATTCCAGTTGCCCGGTTGTCGCTGGCGTCGTCTACCTGCGCGTGGACGGCCGCCAGCTGCGCGCGCGGGCAGAGATCAAGGTGTCGATGGCGAACTTCGAGCGCGAAGCCGTCATCGGCCAGGACGGCGTGCACGGCTACATCGAGCGCCCCGCGGTCGCCTTTGTCGAGGGCAAGATCACCGACTCGCCAGACCTGGCGATCGAACAGTTGCAGGCGATGTGCAACGTGACCGTGACCGTCGAGCTGCTGAACGGCAAGGTCTACGTGCTCCGCAACGCCTGGTGCACGAAGGCGAACCCGCTCGACACCACCGACGGGTCGATCGAGTTCCGCTTCGAGGGCCGCGCCGCCGAAGAGCTGCTCGGCAGCGGCACCGCGCCGCGGCCGTTCCCGCAGGCCGCCTGATGACGAACGGCACCGGCACGACCGAGGACCTGAGCGCCGAGGAACTCGTCGAGGCACAGGTCCAGTCGAAGCGCATCGAGGAATACAGCCGGACGTTCCCGCGCACCATCGACCTGCTCTATCCGGTCCAGGCGCAGGGCGAGACCATTGCGAGCGTCACCCTCCAGCTGCCGACTGGCATGGACCTGTGGCACGCGGGCGATCCGTTCAGCGAGGGGCCGGGCAAGCCGGCGAACCTCCGCGTGCTGATCACGCTCCTGTCGC